CTAAATTGCAGCCGGAATCGGTGCGGGCTCGGCCGTCAGCGGCGCGACCCATTGCGCCAGATGCGCGGCCGACAGATGCGCGTACCGCTGCACCATTTCCATCGTCTCCCAGCCGCCCAGCTCCTTCAGCACCTGCAGCGGCGTGCCGCGTTGCACGTGCCAGCTCGCCCAGGTGTGGCGCAGGTCGTGCCAGCGGAAATCGTGCAGGCCGGCGCGCCGCAGCGCCTTGGCCCAGGCGGCCGTGGCCGTCTGGTAGACCGGCTTGCCGCGATAGACGAACACGCTGTCCGCGCATGCCGGCGCCCGCGGGTTCGCGCGCTGGCGCTGCAGCACGGCGATCGCGGTATCCGACAGCGGCACCGTGATCGCTTTCCTGGCCTTGGCCTGGTCGGGGTGAATCCACGCGACGCGCCGCGCGAGGTCGACCTGCGACCACTGCAGCCCGGTCACGTTGGCGCGCCGCAAGCCGGTTTCGAGACTGAAGCGCGCCATGTCCGCGAGGTGCGCGGGCAGCTCGGCGAGCAGCCGCTCCGCCTCGGCCGGCGTCAGCCAGCGGATGCGTTTCGAGACGACCTTCGCGCGCTTCGTGACCGGCGCGCGCGCCAGCCATTCCCATTCGACGGCCGCGTTCAACACGGCCTTCAGCACGCCGATCACGCGGCGCACCGTGGCGTCGCTGACGGGCCGGTCGGTCGCGACGACGCCGTGCCGCGTGCGCACCGTGCGCGGTTCCCGACGCTTGGCGAGCGCGATCGCATCGATGCGGCTCCGGTCGATGTCGGCGAGCGCGACGCCGGACAGGTGCCGGTCGAGCCAGCGCAGATGGATCTTCGAAGTCTCCAGGCTCGCGAGACCCGCTCGTTCGCCGACATAGCGGACGACCGCGTCGTTCCACGAATGGCGCGGCTGGGTGCCGAGCCGCGCCTGGTTCCACAGGTCGACCTTCAGCCGGTCGTGGAATTCCTGGGCCTGCGCTTTGTCGCGGGTGCCAGTGCTTCCCTGTACCGGCGTTCCGCCGCCAGGGGGGTACAGCTTGTATTGCCAGTTCGGGCTGGTTTTTCGTTTGTAGAGCGACATGGGTGGGTTTCCTCGTGCTGATCGGCCTGCGCGGCTTGCGGGAGCCAGTCCCCGGCGAGGTAGCGCTGCAGGGCCATGATGGAAAAGATCCAGCGCTTGCCGACCTTGCGGCCGGGCAGCATGCCGGCGCGGGCCTTCAGGCGCACCGTTTCGGGGTGCGCGCCGAGCAGGGCCGCTGCGCCGGACAAGTCGACGGTCGCGGGGGGCGCGTCGTCGGCAGGCCGCGCGCCGGGCGGGCACGCAGCGCAACTGATGGCATGGTGGATCGCGTGTGAAGGGCGCATAACACGTTGATATTCAAGAGTTTTGTTTGCCATGGGTTGCCATCATTCAGACGTGGCGGCCGCGTGGAACCCATGGCGTGAAGTCGCGCTACCGCGCGTGACCGATGGCGGCGTGCGCCTGACTCGTGGTGCGCGACGGCGGCCGGCTGCTGCGGCTTCCCGGTACGCTTTCTTCTTTTCTTTCAATGCGTTGAAGAGAGAAGAAGAGAGGCGCATGGCGGCCTGCGGGCAAGCCGGACCCGTGGCAAAAGCGGCCCGACTCGTGGCGATCCTCGTGCAACGCGCGCCGGCACTTTCCTCAACAATCAAGGACTTGCGCATCTCGACCGGCGAAATCCACGACTCGCGCGCGTCGCCCGCCCGCTCCCCGCGACGTCCGGAACGCTCCAGCCGGTTGGCCCGATCGCGGCTCATGCGCGGCCTCCGTGCAGCGCGTCGGTCGCCAGGTCCTCGCGCACCGATACGTGCAGGCCGAAGGTGGCCAGGCGCTCGAGCGACACCGGCGTCAGGTACGGCACGCGGCGCATGTAGATGCGGCGCTCGACCTCCTTCTCGCCGACCACGACGCCGGCATGCTTCAACTGGGCCTTGAACACGCGGTCGGACTTCACGGGCAGGCCGTTCCACTTGTCGCGCAGCGCGCTCGTGTGGGCGAGGTGATCCATCACGTGCCCGGTGCGCAGCAGCAGGCAGAACTCGCCGTCGACGGTGTCGAACGTGTACGGATGCTTGTAGTTGCCGCCGTCGATTTCCGACAGCACCGTTTCCATGATCCAGACCCACGGTTCGCGGTCGGCGCTCGTTTCGGCGACGTGGCCGTTCATCTCGGCGAGCAGATCGCGCGGGAACTCGCCTTCGCCCGGATCCATTCCGGCGAATTCGCACAGGTAGCGCCACGCCAGCCCGAGCGCCGCGTAATTGGCGGCCATGCGCCGCGCGCCGTCGTCCTCGCCGCTTGCGCGGCAGCCGGCGAGCGCCTGGTCGCGCAGCGTCGCGTACTGATCCAGCGCCGTGCGCCGGTCGAGCCCGGTCAGGAATTCGAGCCATTGCCGGACCGGGAAGCGCGGCAGGTCGTCGGGCAGCAGCGGCCCGCGCTTGCCGGTCAGCGTCGTGCGCACCAGCTTGCCGAGCAGGCTGCGCACCGGCACGTCCTCGCCGGCGAGCATCACGGGCGCGCACAGCAGGTATTCGGTCATGTCGGTGCCGCGCCGCGTCACCGTGTATTGATAGTTCTCCTGCAGCAGCCCGACCGCCTTGTCGATCACGTCCTGCCGGCGTGCCGACAGTTCTTCCCAGCCGACCGGATGGCTCGTGTGACTGATGCTGGTCAGCAGCCGGAATTCGGTCTGCAGCGACTGCCCGGAGAACATCGTGAACGCGAGCGAGCGCTCGAGCCGCTTGATCAGCGTCGACTTGCCCGCGCCCTTGTTCGCCTGGATCGTCAGGTGCGGCCAGAAGCCGAGCAGCGCCTTCAGGTGGCCGCCGAGCGCCCAGACGAGCGGGATCGTCGCGGCGTTCTGCCGGAACGTCGTCTGGTAGGCCGCGATCACGCGGCGCGCGTCGCTCACCGGGCCGCCCGGGAACGTCAGGTTGTGATACGGACACTGCTTGTCCGCTTCGGTGAAATAGCAGTCGGGGCCTTCGTTGACGATCAGCCGGCCGTCGCGCCAGGCGAGCCCGACGAAGTTCGCCGCGCGGCGCGCGCCCAGGTCGGCGCCGCGCTCGAGGATGTTGACCATCCGCTTGAACGGCGCGGGCGCCCAGATCGGACCGAACTTGCCCCACTGATCGACGTTGTGCAGCTGATCGTCGAGCATCACGCGGCGGATCAGTTGTGCGCCGTGCCGCGGCGCCTGCACCGATACCGCGAAGTAGACGGTGGGCGCCTGGTCGGCGTCGCCCGTCATCGTCGAGGTCGCGCTCGCGACGGCCACGCGGCTGATGCCGGCGATGCGAAAGCCGCACAGGTCGGTCATCACCGGCGTGTCGACGCCCGATTCCTCGTTGCGGTCCATCCTGGTGATGTAGCTGGTGAAATCCGGCCGCACGCGAAACCGCCAGTATTGCGCGAAGTCGTGCGGCGGCAGGAACAGGCGCGGCCGGCCGCGCCGCGATGCGTCGCCCGGCAGGCCGGCGACCAGCCACGGCTCGAGCTGGTCGAGCGCACGCGCCAGATCGGCCGGGCCGCGCAGCTGCAGGTAGTCGTTCACGTCGTTGATCGGCTTGCGCGCGGTGTCGCCGTCCGCCAGATCCGCGAACCAGTCCGACTGGTCGACCAGCACGGCGCTGATGTCGAGCGCCGTCAGCCGTTCGTAGAGCGCCCACGCGGCCTCCGGGCCTGGCCGCTGGCCGGCGCGCGGATGGCCGTCGGCGAACGGTTCGTCGTTGTCCAGGCAGATCGTGACCTGCTTGCCGCGCAGGAACGCGAAGTCGATGCGCTCGACGTTCGCGAGGCCGCGCAGCGCGAGCGCGGCCGTGCCGGGCAGCGCGCAGGTGTCGATCGACAGCGCGTTGATCGCGCTCTCGACGATCACCACGCGTTTCGCGCGCTCGAGCCGGCGTGCGTCGGCGGTCCACGCATAACCGGCCTTGTCGCCCTGGGTCTGCGTCTTGACCCCGCCGTTGAGCGCGGGATCGACGTAGCGCATGTCGACCGCGACGACGCGCGCATCGCCCGGCGCGCGCACGACGAATGCGGCCGCGGGGCCGCCGTGGCCGACTTCGCCGGCGGCGACCTTCGGGCTCGTCCACGTATTGAAGCCGAGCGTGCGCGCGGCGAGCGCCGCGTCGATCGCGGCGGCGGCGATGCCGCGGCCGCCGAGGTAGTCGCGCACGCGCTCGCGCTCGGCCACGCAGCGATCGGCGATGTATTCGACGGTCGACTTCTCGCGGCGCTCGAGCGGCGCCGGCCGCTCGGACGGGAGACCGTATGCGTCGTGGAGATAGCGGACGGCGTCGGCGACGGTGCCGCCGCGCGCATGGATCACGAGATCGATGCAGGATCCGCCGGCATCGGCGCTGTGGTCGCGCCAGCCGGTGCCGTACTTCGGGTGGTTCGCATAGATCGACAATGACGGGCTGCGGTCCGCGTGCTGCGGCGAGTGATAGAGCGCGCGGTCGCCGCCGCGGCCGCGCTTCAGGCCGAGACGGCTCGCAAGATCGTGCAGGTCGATGTGTCGTTTCAGTTCGTCGATCGAAGCCATCTTCGTTATTGCTGTGGTTCAGGTTGGGCGTGCCGTGCGGGACCGCCGGCGCAGGCCGGCGGCGCGACGAGCGCGTGCAGCGCGGCGGCGGATTGCGGGAAGCCGAGCGCAAGGCGATCGGCGAGCGCCGACACGAAGGGGCCGAGCGCGGGCTGGCGTGCGGCGCTGCCGGATGCGGGGTCGCCGCGCAGCGTGTCGGCGGCGGCCGCGATGGCGGCGCGCAGCGCGACGTCGTGCGGTGTGGGTTCGGCGTAGCGGTTCATGTGAGCACCTCCGGGCCATGGCTCGCGCGGTTCGAGATCATGAGGAATCCTTTCAATGGCAAAAACGATCCCTCGCGCCGCTCGGGCACGATGCGAGGGAAACGGGAGAGGGTGACGGGTTAGGGCGTCAGACGGGCAGCTCGAGCTGCGCGGCGAGGCGTTCGCGCACGTGCGGCGAGAGCGGCAGCTGCAACGACAGGTTCGGGATCGCGGACGGCGACAGCGTGCGCGCGAATTCCATGTTGACGACGTACGTGTGGCCGCACTCGGGATTCGAGCACTGGAACGTGATCTCGCGGAAGGTCAGCGACATTTCACGGCTGCTGCGCGCGGTGGCGCGGGTGCGGCAGTGCGGGCAGCGGTTCAGGATTCGCATGAGGGCTCACTCCGGACGAAAGACTGCCGATGGCCGCGCCAGTCGCGGGTCGCGCCGGTGGCCAGCGTGCAGCCCTGGCCGATCGGCGAATGGTTGCGGGCGCGCGCACGGCTCACAATCGATGCTGCGGGCCCGGACGGTCGGGTGCGTTCGAAAGCGGCGGACATGAAGACGCTCCGGCTCACGGGCGCGCGCGGCGCGAGCGCGGCGCGGCGATCGCGCGCAGGTGGCTGGCGCCGAGGCGGATCAGTTCGCGCGCCATGCTCGAGATCGAGCGGTTGCGCTGCGCGGCAAGCTGCTCGAGCTCGCCGCGCTCGACAGGCGTGAGCCCCACGTAAACGGGCTTGTCCGACATCGTGCCGCGCGGCGAACGGCGTGGGCCTTTGGGAGTAGTCATGGTCGGTATACTTTGCGGAGATAGTCTTGCGTTACGGTGAGGCTAGTCTAATGAGCAAAAAACGGCGCGTCAATTGTTAATGGGTAATTTATGACACAAATCGGGAGTCGCTTGCGGGACGAGCGCTTGCGGATCGGGCTCAGCCAGGACGAGTTTGCGACCGTGGGCGGCGTCGCGAGACGCTCGCAGTCGGCGTACGAGTCGGACGAGCGCGCTCCCGACGCGGCTTATCTGCTGGCCGTTCGCGAGATCGGCGTCGATATCGGCTACGTGCTGACCGGCGAGCGGTTCGCCGGGGGCGAAGCGGCGCCGGAGGCCGGCGCCCGCGACGCGGACGAAGCCGAGGTGCTCGCGATGTACCGGCAGCTCAACGACACCGGCAAGGCGTCGCTGCATGCCTTCCTCGCGAGCTGCATCAGCACCGGCGCGATGGTGCAGACCGCGACGCCGCGGCGCGCGAAGCGTGTGCCGGAGAAACGTCGCGCGGCGCTCGATCAGCGCACGGCGGAGAACGTCGATCGCGCGATGGCCGAGATCGAACGGCTGAAGGCCGAACGCGCGGCGAAGCAGCCGAAGAAGTAACGCATCCGCGGGGTGGCGCCCCGCCCCATCACCCGGCGCGCATGCATGCGACACACCCCGCGCGGCCGTCCCTCTGCCCGGTTCGAACCGTTGCGTGTGCGACGGCGGGGCAGCGCAGTTCCCGTTTTCCGATGTTGCCCGGGTGCGCTCGGCGCATCGCACAAGGGCATCGGATAAAATCGGATGAAACACTGTATATCCATACAGTATTGGTTTAGCATTCTGAAAGCCGGTGAGCTGGCGGCGGGGCGTTCCGAGGCGCCCCGTCGTGTCAGGCGGCCCCCGGTTGATGACTGAGTTTGCGGAGACCGGAAAATGGACACCAACAGGAAGCACGACAACGGGACGATCGGCGCGTCGGCGCACGCCGACCATCGCGCGGACGCGCGTGGAGCGACGATGGGCCCGCCGCGATATCGTTCGGACCTGACCGACGACGAGCGGGCCGATGCGCACGCAGCGATCGACAACGCAATGCTGTCGGTCGGGCAGGTGCTCGAGGCCGCGCTGCAGGCGATGGCCAATCTGCGCGATGCGCGCGCCACGTTGCAGCAATGTGGCGACGCGCGCGACCTGCGCATGACGCTCGGCGGGCGTCAGCAATCGAGCTGAACCGCCTCCCACACTGATCCCCCGCAGGCCGGCATTCGCTCCGGCCGCTGCAACGAATCCGGGCCGCGCCCCCTCGCGCGTGGCCTCACTCCCCTCCCGCGACATCCTGCCTTCGCCACCGCGATCGACGCCCTGCGATCGCGCGTCGCGGCGTGGTTGCGCATCGGTCGCCGGCGCAGCCTGCCGGTCAGCGCTGGCCGGTGCGACGCGTCTTCTTCGGCGCGTCGCGCACCTCGAGCTCGAGCGCGGTCGTGAAGCCGCCGTCGCCGATCGTATGCGTCGCTTTCTTCACGAGCCACGGCGTGTCGTCGATGTCGGGCTTGAACCCGGTCACGGTGACGGGCATCTCGGGAAACAGCTCGGGCCGGCCGAGCGCGAGCGTGTAGCTCAGCGTCGACTCGCCGCGCTGCGTGCGCGCATATTCGGCTTGCGCGGCCGCGCGCGCCTCGGCCTCGGTCGCGTAGTCCTCGGGCAGCACCTTGACGTTCTTGCCTTTGGCGTCGCCGACGACCACCGGGAGCCGGCGCGCGCTGCCGTTCGAGTGATAGTGCGCGCGCACCGACGTGTAGCTGTCGCGCTGCGCGACGTGATAGCGATGCTGGTCGCCGCTTGCGCGCGTGATGGCGAGCACGTCGAGCGGCTTGCCGCTGACCGTCTTGCCGCTGCCGATCGGCGTGAACAGCAGGTGCTTGTCCTTCACGGTCATCACCGCGTCGTAACGCTTCGCGAGGCGTGTCAGGAACGACATGTCGGACTCTTGCGTCTGGTCGACGTGGTCGATCCGCGTCGCGGCGAGCGTCGCGTCGACGGCGGCCGTGAGCCCGTAGCGCGCGGCGATGGTGCGCACGATCGCGCCGATCGTCTGCCGGTGCCAGCTTTTCTCCCGGCGCTCGTGCATGTCGTTCGTCATCGATGCGGAGCGGGCGCGGATCGTGATGACGTCCGGTGCGCCGCTGTGCTCGACTTCGTCGACCGTGAACGTCCCCTTGTCGACCAGCGGCTCGCCGACCCAGCCGATCGACAGCTTGATGCTCGCGCCGCGCTTCGGAATCGCGAAGGTGCCTTGCGCGTCGTCGAGCACCAGGTCGAGCATGTCGGCCTCGTCCGCACGCGATTCCGACAGCGACAGGCTGATGAGGTTGGGCGCGATCAGGCGCGACAGGTCGCGGCCGTCGAGCGTGATGCGGTAGTCGGCCTGCGGCTGCACGCGGCCCGCGCGGGCCGGTGCGTCGGCCGGCGTGCGTTCCTGCGTGCTCATTGCTCTGCCGCTCCGCTGTCGTCGTCCTGCTGCACTTCGGCGAGCACGCCGTCGTCGACGCGCTTCAGCGTCAGCGTGAACGCGATCTTGCGCGCGATGCCTTCCTTCGTGTGATACGTGGCCGTTTCGTTGAGGCTGTCGATGACGTACGCGCCGTACACGTTGCCGTTGCCGTCGACGAGCACGTACGCGTCGCCGGCATCGCCCATGCGGGCGAGCGCCTCGATCGACGCGATCTCGCCGATGCCGTTCTCGGGCGCGACGATGCCGGTGAGGGTGATCGTGTCGTCGCCGGCGCCGGTGAACTGGCTCGCGTCGCGCACGCCGATGCGCGAGCTGGTGCGATGCTTCCAGTTGCGCTGACGCTGGAGCTCCTGGTACGGCGTGGTCGCCAGGCTGAAAACGAACTGATCGAGCGACATCATCATGGGCGGGTTTCCTCCAGCGGAATCAATCGGACAGGCGCGACGCGGTGCGCGACGCCTTCGCGCGTTCGGCGCGTTCGAGCTCGGCGCGCACCATGCGGGCGATTTCGGCCGCATCGGCACCGGGCGGCGGCGCGATGTTGATGGTGACGGGGCCGGCCGCGGGCGCGGCGCTTGCCACGGCGGCCGGCGCCGTGAGCGGCGGGCGATAGTCGAGCGACAGGTTGTAGCGTTCGAGCGGCGCGGCGGCGGCGATCGCCGGGCTCGCCGCGAACGCGGGCGGGCCGACCAGCGCGGCGGCCGACGTGAGCGCGGCGGCGGTGCGCGTCATGCGGGTCGGGGTGCCGGTGGTGGCGCCGCCTGGCCCGTTGTCGGGCGTGGGCGACGCCTGCATGCCGAGCTTTTCCTTGAGCCAGCCGAGCGTCGAGCTGCCCAGGTTGCCGGCCGTATCCTTCAGCGCGCCGAGGCGATTCGTGATGCCGTCGACCAGGCCGGACACGATGCTCGCGCCGATTTCCTGGAAACGCGTGCCGATGTCGCCGAACCAGTCGCCGATGCCGCCGAGCGAGGTCTTCACCCACTCGACGGTGGCGTCCCATTTCGCGGTGATCCAGTCGCTGGCCGCGCCGAACGCGCCCTTGATCGTTTCCCACAGCGCGATGAACTTCGGCCCGAGCGTGTCCCAGTTCTGCCAGACGTAGACGGCCGCCATCGCGATCAGCCCGATCACGGCCAGCAGCGGATTCGCCATCGCCAGCCGGCCGAGCATCAGCAGCGCCTGCCCGACGAGCCTGAACGCACCGACCATCGACGTCGCGAAGCGCAGCACGTTGACCGAACCGAGCAGGCCGCCGAAGACGCTCGCCAGTGTGCCGGCGACGGCGAGTGCGCCGCCCAGCGCCGCGAAGGTCGTGACGAGGATCCGGGTGGCCGTGCCGTGTTCGCGCACGAACCGGACGATCTTCTCGAGCATCCTGGCCGTGACGTCCAGCGCCGCGTTGTAGACCGGCGTGATCTTCTCGCCGATCTCGAGCTTCAGGTCGCGCAGCTGCGCGAGCACGGCGAGCTCGCGCCCCGCGGTCGAATCCGCGGCCTTCGCGCGCATCCCGGTGACGCCGTCGGCGGCGGCGCTCTGCCTCTCGGTGTCGTGGATCTGCTCGCGTTGTTCGTACATCGTCGTGAGCAGCGTGCCTGCGGCCTTGTCGGGGAACAGTTTCGCCAGCTCGGCCTTCACCTCGTCGGGCTGGGTGATGCCCTTCGCGGCGAGCTTCGGCAGCAGCACCTTTTCGAGCCATTCGAGCGGCGAGGCCTGCAGCATGTCGCTGCCCGCCAGCGCACCCGGCCCGAGCCCGCGGATCGCGCCGTTCCTCGCATGCAGGACCCGCTTCGGATCGACCAGGCCGAGCGCCGTCAACTGCCGTGCGGCGGGCGCCGTCACCTTGCCGCCGAAGAGGCTGCCGGACAGCGCGGCGAGGCCTTCGCCGGCCACCTTGCCGCCGAGCTTCTCGATGAGCGGCTGCATCTGGTAGTAGAACGCATCCGTGCGCAACTTCCTGGCCGCGCTGCCCCCCGATTCGGCGAAACTGTTCCACTCGTCGCCGCTGACCTTGCCGCCGGTCGCCGTCTGCATCTTCTGCACGATGTTCGCTTCGGCGCCGAACGCGGCTTCGTTCTTCGTGCCGCCGCGCAGGTCGATCACCTTCAGCATGGCCATGAACTTGTCGACGTTCGCCTTCGCGTCGTCCTTGCCGAACAGCGCCTCGTTCGCCGATTTCATGTTCGCGAGCATCGGCATCACGACGCGCGCGCGTTGCTCGTCGCCGCCGAGCGCCGCCAGCGATTCGCGCATCAGCGCCAGGTTGTCGACGACCGACTGGCCGCCGACCTGCTGCGCGCGCGCGAATGTCACGGCGTCGGCCGACGCGCCTTGCGCCCGCAGGCGCAGCGTTTCGCTTTCGGCCTGCTTCGCGACGTCGAGCGGCTCGGACAGCATGCCGAACATGCTCTTGCCGGCGCCCGCGATCGTCTTGCCGCGCTCCGCCCATTGCTTGCCGACGCCGCTCAGTGCGTCGATCTTCGCGCGCCGGGCCTCGGCGCGCTTGCGGCGCGCGTCGTCGAACGCGCGCACGTCGGCCGTCATCTTCGCCTGGCGTCGCGCGCTGTTCGTGGCCAGCGCGAATTCGTGCAGGTCGAGGCGGCGCGTGTCGATGCCCGCGCCGACGAGCTGCGTGCGCAGTTCGCGGATGCGCGCGACCTGCCGGCTTTGCGCGGCCGTCAAATCCGTGGCCGTGCGTTCGAGCTTGGCGAGGTCCTCGACCATCTGGCGTGACGGCGGGCCGGACGCACGCAGCGCGACGCGCAGCTCCCCGGCACGCAGCTTCGCTGATTTGAGTTCGGTCGCGGTTTTCGCCACACCGCTGCGCAAGTCGCGAAACTCGCCGATGCGCTTCTGCGTCTTCGCCATGTCATCCAGCTCGCGGCGGGTCGCGCGCAGCGAGTCGGCCAGCCCCTTGTTGCCGGTCAGCATCATTTGCAGGGGCTTCGTCATGTTGTCGATCATGTCGACCATGACGCGCAGTTTCAGGGTGTTGTCCATCGTCGATCGTTTCGCTCATTGGGCGCCGGCACGTACTCGCGCGCGTTCGCGCCAGTCCATCAGCTCGGCCAGGCTGAAGGCGTTCATCACGGGCGGTGTCCAGCCGAACACCGTCGCGATGTCCGCCATCGGGTCTTCTACGCGGTCTGGGAGGCCAGTCGGGATTTCACGGCCTTCGGCATCAAAAAACCGGCGAAGATGCCCCCCAGTTGTACGAGGTCGGCTGGATCGATGCCGGCGACGTCGGCTTCGGTCAGCATCGGCGAGCTGATGCGCGGCAGCACTTTCGACAGCGCGACCACGTCGAGGCTGACGAGGTCGGACAGCGATACGCCGCGCAACTCGCCCGACTTGGGCTTGCGCAGCGTGATCGACGTGATCGTCTGGGTGCCGCGCACGAGCGGCGTGTCGAGCGTATGCGTCGCCGGATCGTCCTGCGCGGGTGTCGCGATGGCGGCCGCATCGGCCTGCAGGTCGGGCGCGGCGGCGTCGGATTGGATCGGATTCATGGTGGTCCTGTGCGTGTGATCAGTCGGAAGGAAGGGGAAGGCGGCCCCGGCCGGCGTCACCGGCCGGATGGCCGGTTACAGGCCGATCGCGTTGCGCAGCGCCGCGAACAGGTCGTTGCCGTTGACCTTCTCGATCATGTTGACGAAGTCGATTTCGATCACGTCCTGGCCGTTCACGGACAGCTTGTAGTAGCTGGCCACCGTCGTGACCTTGAACGCGGTGTCTTCCTTCGACTTCGCGGTGCCCGGGTCGATTTCGCTGTGACGGCCGCGGATGACGATCTCGATCGCGTCCACGTTGGTCGAATCCTCGGCTTGATAGCCGCCGGCGAAGCGCAGCAGCACGCCGTCGTGCTTCGTGATCGCGTACTGGCCGAGCACGGAGCGCATGAAGCCGCCGCAGGTCCATTCGAGCTGGATCCCCTCCTGCCCGAAGTCGACCTTGATCGGGCCGCTCATGCCGCCGCCCTGGTAGTCCTCCATCTTGCGCGTGAGCTTCGGCAGCGTGACTTCGACGACCTGGCCGACGAAGTTTTCGCCGTTCTGGAACAGGTTGAATCCCTTGAGTTTGCGAGGCATACCCATCGTGTTTGACTCCTGGTGAGGCCGGTCGTTACGCGCTCACGCGCGCGGCGAAATCGGCGAGATAACGGTCGGTGATGCGCTGGCGCAGCATCAGGTTTTCGAGCGGCGGAACCGGCGTGTATTCGTAGTCGAGATACGCCTTGCCGGACTTCAGCACGTCGGTCGTGTTCGGCTCCGGGTCGTACCAGGCCGAGCCGCCGATCAGGTAGCCCTGCGAGATCCACTCGCGGAACTTGGCGTTGATCGTCTCGATGATGTCGCGCGGCAGCGACGGGTTGAGCGGGCCGTCGATGATGGCCATCTGCGCTTCGGCGATCGAATCGGCGATGACCTGCGCGGTGCGCGTGTAGTTCTCGAACGCGAACAGCGGATCGTCCGAGCACGTGCGCGAACCCCAGAAGCGGAAACCGTTGCGGTTCACGAGCGTGGTCACGTCCTGTTCGTTCAGGAAGCCCGCGTCCGTCGCCGGATCCTGCAGGTCCCACGACACGTCGGCGCTGATGCCGGTGACGCCGTTCACGCCGACGTTCGACAGCGTCTTGTGCCAGCCCGTGTCGTTGTCGATCTTCGCGCGCAGGCCGGCGGCATACGCGGTGGCCGGCACGACGACGGTCGTGTTGGTCGTGTCGTCCCACGCGAGGAAGTCCGGCCAGACCACCATCAGCTCGCGCTGGCTGAACTGCTTGCGATAGGCGACGGCTTCTTCCTTCGTCTTGCAGCCGTTGGCCGACACGTACGCGAACGCGCGCAGCGATTGCGCGATCGATGCGAGCGCGGCGGCGACCGGTTGCGTGTCGAGGCCCGGCGTCGCGAGGATGCGCGGCTTCACGCCGAAGCGTGCCTGCGCGCCGAGCAGCGCCTTCATGCCGGTGTACTTGCCGTCGGCGGTGACGCTGCCGATCACGTTGGTCGCCGTTTCGCCGGCGTCCTTGCCTTCGGCGACGCGCACGACGATCGTGACGGGCTTGGTTTGCCGGCCGATCGCGTCCAGCGTGCGGCGCAGCGTGCCCTTGGTGCCGGCCTTGCCGAGCGCGGCAACGACGTTGGTCAGAAGGACCGGCGTGTCGAGCGGGAAGGCGGTGGCGTCGGCGTCGGATGCCGTGCAGACGATGCCGACGACGGCCGTCGACACCGTGCGGATCGGACGGCTGCCTTCGTTGATTTCGATGACGCGTACGCCGTGGTGATAATCCTGCGGCATGGTGTGCGACTCCTATGTGGTCAAGTGAGAGAAACGGGAGGATTCCCGGGCGGATCAGGCCGCGCTATCCGCGACCGGAACTGCAGGTGTGGCCGGGTCGGCCGAGGGCTCGCTCGGGGCAGTCGGCTCGGTGGGCGCGGGCGGCTCGATCGGCTCAGGCGTTGCCGGTGGCGGTACGTACGGCGCGGGCGTGGCCGGCCACTCGATCGCATCGGGGAACGTGTCCGCCTGGATGACCCTGACGAGCGCCATCTGGTAGGCCGACCAGGCCTTGAAGTAGTAGACGCCCTCGTCGTCGAGCAGGCCCGCGGCGTACGCGTCGGCCTTGCCGGCGTTCGCTTTGCGTGCGGTGTCCAGGCGTTGTTCGAACTCGGCCATCGCAGCGTCGCGTTTCTCGCGCTCGAGCAACTCGGCCGGGACGGCCCATGCGCCATCGATCCACGCGTGGCGCGGCGACGGCCGCGGTTCGGTCGTGAGACCAAGTTCGTCGGGCGTCTTGCCGGCGGTGGCGATTTCGACCGCTTCGCCGGTATCGGTGCGATAGCAAAGGCGGCCGCGGAAGTCCGGCAACAGGGTCCACGCGTCGTCGCGGTAGAACGGCCAGGTCGTCGGCGTGCGCGGCGGCGGCGCGTCGAGCGTCGCCCATGCCGGCACGAGCCAGCGTTCGGGGTTGCGCGGGTCGGCGTCGGGCTGGCCGCTGCTCAGGTATTCGCGGGTCGATTGACTGTAGTGGTGGATCAGCATGTTTCGTTATCCAGGGTTAGTAGGCGCGGATCATGGCGAGCAGCGCGACGTTGCGCGGCCGTGCTTCGTTGCTGCCGTCACCGTTGACAGTGATGGCATGGCTGTGGCGGCCGGCGCCCCCGATGCCGACGTTGTGGCCGTGGTTGCCGTCGCCGTTGATGCCAATTCCGGTTCCGGAGGCGCTCAGCCAAATTCCGGTACCGGCGCCGTATGTGTTGTAGAAGCCGTCAACACCGAAGGGGCCGACTACTGCTCGTTGATTTCCCCCGCCACCGCCGTGGGGTACGTCTGTACCGTGCGAGTGCCCTGGGTCGTTCACGCCGTGGCTATGTCCGGGATCGCTGACACCGTGACCGTGCCAGCCCTGCGCATCGGTCCATGCCGAGTGCGCGTGGTCCCCGACCTCGCTCGCGCTCGCGCCGTGGCCGTGCCATCGGTTCGCACTGTCTTGCCCTGAGCCGATCGCGCGATCTTTGTCGATACTGCGGCCGTCGTCCCAGCACCGGATGAACTCGCCGCGCAGTTCCGGGAGGCGGAACGTCGTCGAACCGTCACCGGTGGAGAAGCAGCCCCAGCGCGCCTTGCTCCATTCATCGTCCGAGACCAGCGTGCCGCTAGCCTGCGCATAGGCCCACAGAGCCGGATAGTCCGCGCGATTGACGAGGGTGCCGTTCGCTTTCAGGAAGCCGGCGCGTGCCAGCGTGCGCGGCTCGAATACGATCTGTCCGACAGCCGCCGTTGAGAGGGCCGCCAACACCCATTCGGTCGTTGCGAGCGCCTTCGAACGATCGCCCGCCGCGGGCGTCGGGCCTTGCACAGGTGTCTGGAAGAGGGTCCCGCCAGGCGTGAACGAAATCTGCGGGACCGAATTGCACGTCACGCCGAATGAGCCGTCGTTGACGTGGTACAGGCCTGTGTCCGGTTTGCCGTCGTTGATGAACGAAATCCCGGGCGCTGATGGCGTGCCTTCCGATGCGAGAATCTGAGCACCGGACGACATCGCGAAGCCGGTCGACTGGATCGGATTGGGGAGGTTGCCGGCGTGCCATACCGATTTGCCGTCTACCCGGAAAGTGCGGTCACCCCTGAAATACTGGAATGAGCCAGTATTACCTCCCCACCAGCCGACCGATTCGGTGTTGCCGTAGATATATCCGTCAGCGGAACCGAGCCTGATGTGTGCTTCGGCATTATTCATTCCGACGGAAAGTTCGCCGCCGATGTAGGTCGTTGCCCCGTTGCCGTTGATCCGGACCGTCCCGTCGGCAAGCGACCATGCGAACGGGCGGAAATCATTCCACTGGCCTTCCAGATCCCCTTTCTTGGTCGACAGGAAGTAGACGTTTGTGCCGTCGTTGCGCAAGAGGGCGCCGTAGTCGCCGAAGATCATGCGGAAATGCGCACCGCTAGCGTCCATTTCGCGCGAGGTCACCGCGCCCTTGAACGTGGCGCTTCCTGCGGCCTGGATTGTGTTGCGGCCGTCGTCAACGGACGTCCCGATCAACATGCGACCAGACGGCAGCACGCGAACGCGCGCTGCGCCACCCGCGAGGATGTCGCAGGAGCCGTCGACATTTTCGGAACCGATGCTGGCGTTGCCCGCCGTGCGGAAATAGCCATTGGTCTCGTCGGCAGCAACCCAGGCCTTGACGCTGCCTGGGCCTCCCGAGATGCTCGTGCCGTATGTGCGAGCGTTGCCGTCGACCTGCAACCGCGAATTTCCGTCGTCGTTCTTGACGTCGCCCACCAGCACGCGGCCGCCGTAACCGATGCGCAGCGCGCGCGCCTGATACGAATCGGACTGGACGTCGTTGGCCGTGCGATTCAGCCACAGATCGACGTATTCACGGCCCCAGGCGCCGTTGTCGAAACCGGAGCGGATCGTTGCGACCAGGCGCGATCCCGTATCCGGGTTACCGCCGCCGAACGTGCCGTGCAGACGCACGCGACCTTCGCGGCCGTTCTTGCCCGACGGAGGGCGAATCGACACGTGTGCGGTGTCCGGACCCGCATCGAATTCGGTGACGACCGGCCCCGTGAACTTCGCGCCGGTCAACGCCGCGTATCGCGACGCGGCCGTCTTCGGCGTGATGGCGCGCGTGTCATCGCTGCCCGCGTCGACTTCCCCCTGCGTCGCCAGCTCGACCACACCCTGCCGCTCGGTGGTCGCCGGCGGATTCAGGAACGACGCGTCGCCGAACACGAGCTGCGTCGCGTCGATCGTCGCGAACTGCATGTCGGACGACAGCAGCAGCAACGCGGCCGGCGATTTCTCCATGATCGGCGTCGCCTGGCCGTACGCGGCCAGCAGCACGCCGTTGTCGAGATAGAGGCCGAATCCGTACAGCGAATACTGGTCTGTCGAGTCGTCCTTCAGCGTCGTGTGGATCGTGTCCGGCGCGACGTTGGCGCCGCCGAAGGACTTGATCCGCTTCAGCTCGTTCGGCAGCTTGGTGAGCCCCTTGTCGGCGACGAACGGGGCGTTCGCCAGGCCGATTTCCACGACCTGGTGGGCGTTCGTGCCGCCGTTGCCGGCGGCGACGAGCGCCGCGCGGCCGGCGTCGGTGATGATGATCTGGGTTGCCATGTGCGATCAGTAGTCGGTGAAGTTGACGCGGCGATAGGCCGCCACGCGCGCGGCGGCGCCGATCGGTTGTCGGCCCCGCATCTCGAAGCCCTGCGTGAACGTGTAGTGCGCGCGGACGGGTTTGGTGCGATCGATCTCCGCGAGGATGTCGGCCACGTATTCGGCGGTCGGCGGTTCGCCCTCCTGGCCGCTGACCGTCATCACGAGGTCGAACGTGCCGGGCGCGCCCGGCGGCTGTTGCTCGAACCATTCACGCAGGACGATGTTTCCGCCGAACGCCGCGACGACCTCGCGCACCGACGCCGCGGTGCCCTTGCGGCGGGCGATCGGAATCGCCTGCCCGACGCGGGCGCGCTTCACGTATTCGGGCCAGTAGTCCTTCCACGCATCGACCCCGAGGTGCCAGGCGAGCCACGGCAGCAGATCGGACCGGATGGTGTCCGGGTTCGTCAGCGTCGCGAGCGGCGTCGGCACGTCGTCGATACGGGCGTTCGTCGCGGCGAGCCTGCGCTCGAGCCGCGTCGCGTTCGGCGGCAGGATGTCATTCATTGCTGTACACCCCGCCGTCGATCAGCTCGATCCCGGTGCAATAGGGCGCCTGCTGCTTCGTCGCCGGCAGGCCGGCAAGCGGGCTTTCGAGGATCACCTTCTGCACGCCGGCCGCGCGGGCGGCCGCGTAGATGCCGTCGAGCGTGACTTCCATCCCGAGGCGGTGCATGGAATCGGTGTACTGCTTCATCGCCCGGTTGGCCTGCGCGAGCGCCACCGCGCGATCCGGGCCGGCGAAGAACACCAGCCGCGCGCGCACCTGGTAGCGCAGGATCTCCGCGCCGCGTACGGTGACCTTGTCGGTGAGCGGCCGTACGTCGTCGGCCTGCAGCGCGGCGGCCACCGCATCGATCAACGCCGGCGCCGCCGTGCCGTCGCCATCGCGGGCGAGTACCGTGACGAGCACCTCGCACGGGGCCGGACTGACCGCCGACGCGTCGAGCACGCGGCCATCGGCATTGCGTGCATGCGAGACGTACGCACCCTCGGGGCCGGCGACCGAGAAACTCTGCGGGGCGAGCTGGGTGCGGGCGCGCAGGTCGGCATCGCTTTCCATCACGGCCGCGAGGTCGTGCGCCGGATCGGCAGGCGAGATCGTCAGGCGGCGGATGCCGAACAGCGCCGCGAGGTGATCGAGGTCGGTGCCGACCGCGTACGCGAGCATCACCGCACGCGCGGCGTCGTTCACGCGCTGGCGCAGCACGATCTCGCGGTACGCGTTTTCCTGCAGCAGCTTCACGAGCGGCTCCGACTCGAGCGCGAGCGTCGCGGCGATCTCGGCTTGTTCGGCGGCCGGGTAGAGCGACACGAGCCGTGCCTTGCGTGCGGCCAGCAGCGTCTCGTAGTCGAGCGTTTCGACGATGTCGGGCGACGGCAGCTGGGAGAGGTCGATCGGCGTCACGCTCATGCCGGGCTCCCGTTCGCAACCGGCACGCGGGTCGACACGGCCGTGCCGTTCTCGCCGGTCCAGCCTTCGATGTCGAGATAGAGCGAGCCGGCGGCCGCGTTCGCGTCGTCCGCGGCGAGCACGACGCGGGTCAGCGTCAGGCGCGGTTCCCAGCGCATCAGCGCCGTGGCGACGGCGGCATACAGCCGCGTGCGCACCGTGCCGTTGCCCGGCGCGTCGATCAGGTCGGGCAGCTCGGAGCCGAAGGTACGGCGCTTCACGCACGACGCGAGCGGCGTCGTCACGATTTTGCCGATCGACTGGTAGAAATGGTCCAGGCCCGAAATCGAGCGGCCGGTGTTCGCGTTCATGCCTTTCATTGCGGTTCGCTCACGAGTTGTCCATCGCCTTGTTCGCGATGCGTGTGATGCGGGAGGCTGATGCCCCGGGAGGTCACTTCGCGGGTAAAGGTGGCCGCGCCGTCGATCTGCATCGTGGCGCCGCCGCCGGCCCCGCCCGTGCCGGTCATGCCGGCTTCGAACGCGAACGGCCCCTTGACGGTCATCGCGCCGGTGCAGGTGGTCTGCGGTGCATCGAGCGTGATGCGCTCGGCCTGCACGGTGGCGTCCCGGGTCTGCACGACGACCGACCCGGGCGCGACGACGCGCACGGTCGCGCCGGCCGGCAGCTCGACCGTGAGCGCATGCGCGGCATGGTCGTACGTGATGCGGGCGCCGTCCGGATAGACCCGTGCATGGGTATCCGGGCTCGAGGCCGGTGCCGGCGCGGCGTTCGAATAGACGCCGCGCAGCGCGACACCCTGCGCCGGGTCGCCCATCGGGCAGAGCAGCACGACCTGTTCGCCCGGCGTCGGCGGCAGCCAGTCGCGGGTCGCGCCGGCGGTGCCGGCCACCCACGGAATCCAGTTGGTCTGCAGTCCGCTGCCATCGGAATCGGCGTCGCCGACCGAGACGCGGCACAACGCAGCCGCATGGTCGACCGCGAGGATCGTGCCCTTGCGCACTGCGTTGCGTGCCTGCCGTTGAATTTCATTTGCGTCCATGCAGCCATGGTGCCGGCGGGGGGCGCGCGGCGCGAGCGATGGCCTGTGTCGTCGCGGCGGGGACAGTGCGCGCCGGATGCCGGCATCGAGTCGTGCGTCGACAATCGCAGCACCGGTTCGCATGAGGATGGAGTCGTGCGTCTGCGCGACGTCGTCACGCGGTCTGAATGCATGGATGCCGATCGATGTCGGGACGCGGCGATGGGACGGGCGCTCGATGAATTGCGCCGCGGCGACGGGCGAACGGATGCCGCGTGAATGGCTGGACGGGCGTGCCGCAGAGACATCGTGCGGGCCGTCGATGCAGGTTATGCAGCGAGGCTGTCGTCAGGATGCCTGTCGTCGGCGATGGCCGAGTCGACGGGAAGACGGGACCGGATGCCCGGCGAGGGCGATCGGCGGGGGGCTTCGCGGTGGCGGGCCGAGGCGAGAGGGGTGGCTGCGACGAGCAGCCGTTGCCGGGCGCGATGCCGCGGCGTGAGCGAAGGCGGGCCGATGCCCGCCCGGCTCAGCGGATCTGCGGCAGCGCGACCCAGGTCAGCGTATCGGCCGGGTCGACCCGTGTGTCGTCGACGTGCGTGATCACCGGCCGGCCGTCGGGGCCGGTCGTCACGACGACGCTTTCCGTCAGCGCCAGCCGGATCGACAGGTCGACCGCGGCCTGGTCGCGGATGCCGACCTCGAAGGTGATGCCGCTCGCGCGTGCGGCGGGGTTCGTCACGAGGTCCGGCTGGTTCGCGCGCACCCATTCGATCAGGGCGACGAACACCGGATCGGTGTCGCCGGAGAAGTGGGTCGCGAGGACGTGGGCCGTGTACCGGTATTCGAACGATGGCGTCAGCGTGCCGGTCGTCGCGATCGAGCCTTGCTCGACGAGCACGGTCAACGCGCCGGGTTCGTCGTCGATCGACGGGATGGCGGCGGCAAGCGCGCGCCGCAGGCTGTCCGGCTTAATCATGCGAATGGGCTCCGTGGTCGGGGGCGGCCGCGCCGGACTGGCACGCCGCGATCATGTCGACGGTCGCCGCACACGTCGCCCACGCGGCCTTGACGAGCGTGAGCGCACCGTCGAGCTCACCGTTGGTCCGCGGCGCGAGCCTCGGCAGCGTGCACGGCTTCACCGTCTGGCACGTGTTCGACATAATCGCCGGCGCCGGTGAGAGCGGGACTGGCTTGCAGGCGGACAACGTCGTCAGGCAGGCGAGTATCAGCCCAGGCGCGAAGCGCGGCGTTTTCATCGGTCAATCTCCGGTTTTCAAATCGAATGGCGTCGAGCTTCGACGCGATGGCGGTTTGCGCGTGGTCGAGCCGCGCCTGCTGTTGCGCGCGTTCGGCGGCGTCCTGCCGCAGGCGCGCAATGACGCCGTCGCGCGCGGCGAGCGCCTGTTGCGCCTCGACGCGTTGCTGTTGCGCGGTCGCGCGCTCGGCGCGCAGCCCATGCACGTACAGCGCGACGACGGCGCACGTGGCGAGCGCGACGATCCACGCGATGATTTTCGCGGCGAGTCCGTTCATGCGCGGGACGCGACGGTAGCGTCGGGCGATCCGGATGCGGCCTGCGTCGCCGCAGCCGCTTGCGACGCATAGCGGTCGAAAGCGCGTGCGAGCTTCACGTCGTACAGGTTCGCCGCATAGTCGGGCCCGTTGTACGCGCGGGCGAATGCGGCCCACTGGCGTGCGCCGAGTGCGCGGCGCAGTGTGTCGTCCGCCGCGATGTACCGCACGAACGCGTCGAGGTGCTGCGCTTCGCCGTCTTCCATGCACGCGACGAATGCGTCGATGCCCGCGTAGCCGAGGCGTTCCCAGTGATAGCCCATCACCTGGAACGCGCCCCAGCTCGCGGATTCCCACGCGGCGCCGGCATCGATCGACTCGGCCGTGGCGAGACGCACGTATTCCGCGGCGCTGCCGCGATAGCCGCCGCGCGTGCGCGACACGATGTCCGGCTGCCGCGCCGCGAATGGCGCGGGATCGATCCCGCGCGCCTGGAGCCGCTTCCAGAATACGTGGCGTTCGAACAGGATGACGGGCCGGCCGTCGGGCAGGAAGCCGGCGCCGCGCGACTCGACTTCGTTGACCGCGCGAATGCACGCGAGCGGCACGTCGAGCGTGCGCGCGGCGCGCTCGAGATCGGCGAGCCCCAGGTGTTTCGGATCGCGCAGGCCGGTGGCCAGCGCGGCATAGGTCTTCGGGCCGGCGATACCGTCGTCGACGAGGCCGGTCTTGCGTTGCAGCGCGATGACGGCGGCTTCGGTCGCCGCGTCATAGAGGTGCGTGATCTGCACCGCATAGCCGGCGCGGATCAGTCTGCGTTGCAGCAGGCCCACGTCGTCGCCGTGATCGCCGAGGCGGCGGGTTTTCATCGTCATTCGCTCCTCAGGAGGCGCGCGACGTTGCCGCGCGTGCCGCAGACGAACATCGCCAGGAAGACCGCGGTGGCCGCGTCGAAGAAGCCGACGGCGCCGGTATGCAGCAGCCACTCGATCGACGCACCGCCGGTGACGGCGACGAGCATCCACGCGAACCATGATGCGTGGCGCCGGTGCCGTGCGCCGTTGCGTCGATAGGTGAGCACGCGCACGAGCACGGCGAGGTGGGCGGCGAGCGCGATCAGCGCGAACGGGAACGCCACGTCACCCTCCTTTGCGGAACAGCGCCAGGAGATCGAGCGTCTTGATCCGCTCGATCAGCTGCAGCGTGACGGCGATCACGAGCGCGGCCGCGAAGAACGCGGCGACGCCGGTCGAGTGGATCGGCGTCGCGCCGACGATTTCCGGCGCGGCGAGATAGCCCATCACGAGCGAGATCAGCAGATAGGCCGCACGCCGCGCCACGCCGATCTCCTTCGACGTGACGACCACGAGCGCCGCGCCGGTGAATGCGCCGATCAGCGCGTTGCCGTCGATGCCGGGCGCGAGCCCGGCGACGCCGATCGCGGTGGACAGCATCGCGGCGGTAGTGAGGTTCGGTTCGGCCATGACGGCGATTCCAGGGTCAGTCAAACAGTTGCAACAACGGGCGTGCGCTCGTCACGGTATCGAACGGCGGCAGGTAGACGGGCGTGCCGGCGGGCAACACGACGCCGAGGCTGGCGAGTCCGGTGTTGGCTTCGAGCACGGTCTCGACGGTGCCGTCGGTCCGGCCGTAGTGGCGCCAGCACAGCGTGTCCACCGTGTCGCCCTGCAAGGTGCGCGCGATCAT